ATGTTAAGAAAGTGCGGTATAACACCTGGTGCGCAAGGCGGAGCATCAACACAAAATCAGCAAGCACAGATTGATTATTCAAAAATCGAAGAAATTGTTAATAAACGTTCTTCACAATCAATGGATAGCGCCTTAAAAGGTTATCTTAAGCAACAAGGACTATCTGGAGATGAATTAACTCAAGCTGTTAATTCATACAAACAACAAAAAGCAGAAACAGAACAAAAGAAGATTCAAGAAGCTGAAAACATGAAATTAGAAAATGAAAAATTAAAAGCTCAAATCTTGAATACAAATATTGAGAATAAATTAGCTTCTTTAGCAGCTTCTGAGGGAGTGTCTGCTGATAAAATTCCTTTTCTAGCTAAGTTAATAAATAGAGATGGATTAACAAATGAAAAGGGAGAAATCTTAGATGATAAGATTAAAGAATCCATGAACGAAGTGATTAAAGCATTTCCTGATTTTAAAGGAAATTCACAAAATAACAATGGATTCCAACAAATCGGAGGCGGAGGTTCTAATAGAGGTAGAAACTCAGTTGACGAGCAATTAGACGCTATTTTTGGTGTCAAGAAAAAATAAGGAGGATATAAAAAATGGCAGTATTACAATATGTAACACAATTTGATACACGTATCAGAGACTTATACGGTCACGATCTTATTTCTGATGCGTTATTTCATTCAAACTTAGATATTAATATTAGAGGTGCTAAGGAAATTAGAATTCCAAAAATGACAGTATCAGGGTATAAAGACCATAACAGAGGTTCTTTAGGTTTTAATACTGGTACATATCAAAATGAATTTGAGACTAAATCATTAGACCATGATAGAGATATCGAATTCGCAATTGATCCAATGGATGTTGATGAAACAAATCAAATCATTTCAATCGCTAATGTTCAAAGCAGATTTGAGAAAAAACAAGCAATTCCTGAATTAGATTGCTATACATTCTCAAAATTATATACAGAGGCAAAACGTGTAGGTGCAACAATTAAAAACACAGCTATCACAACTGCAAATATTTTATCTGATTTTGATGATAACTGTGAAGCATTTGAAGATGCTGGAGTACCTTTATCTCGTTGCATCTTATACTGCACTGCAGCTTATCACAGAGCATTGAAAAATGCTGATGGTATTCAAAGAACATTAGAAGTTTCAGGTGGTGCAACATCATTAGATAGAAGAGTACATTCTTTAGATGATTTAGGAGAAATCAAAGTTGTACCATTAGAAAGATTTAAAACAGCATATGATTTCACAGAAGGATATAAAGCAGCATCTTCAGGAAAACAAATTAACTATATTTTAGTTGATCCAGAAGCACAAGTATCACGTGTTAAATATTCATATATCAACGTTTATACACCTGGACATGATTCAAGAGTTGCTGATAACTATTTATATCAAAACAGACGTTATAACGGTACGTTTGCGTTAGATGAGTTCTTAAAAGTAGGATGTATTATTAACGCAGAGGCTGAATAGTAATAGGAGGTAGCTATGGTAGAAGCTAGAAAGGAAAATAGAGTATATACAATTGATGAATCTTTAAAAGATAGATATTTAAAAGAAGGTTTTGATATCTACAATGAAAAGGGAGAAATCGTTGAATATACACCTTTAAAGAAGATTAAATATTCAGAACATATTAAAGAGGTTAATGAATTAAAAACTAAGATTTCTTTATTAGAGTCTGAAAAAAATAAAACTGCTGATAATGTAGTAGATTTACTAAAAGGATACGCTAATGAAAAAGAAGTGGATGTTGGTTCTTCAACATCTGCAAAAGGTATTCTAGATAAAATATTAGAAGCAGAAAAAGAAGTGTAGGTGATACTTATGTATCAGCCATATGCTGATGAGTCATATTTTTATGATCAATATGATGATGAAGATATCGACGACGATAAATTAAGCACATATCTAAAAGAAGCATCTAGAAACATTGATGTATTGACATTTAATAGAATAGTTCAAAAAGGTTTTGAAAACCTAACAGAGCATCAAAAAGAAATTATCAAAGATGTATGTTGCCAGCATGCATCTTTTTTATGTAAAAATGAAGATATGATAAAAACATATCTATCTAGTTATTCTATAAATGGTGTTAATATGAGCTTTGGTGATAGTTGGAATCTACACGTAGAAAGTGGTGTAGTCATTGAAAAAAGTTTATATGAAGTGCTTTGTTCAACAGGACTATGCTGTACGAGCTTTTATTATGGGTAAATGGCCAAGCTTAGTTCTTTCTCGATTTTGTAATACTGAAATTAGTGTTGAAATTGAGAGTGAAGAACTAAATGAAAATGGATCTCCTGTAAATACCTTGAACTGGAAAGGAAAATGCAATTATCAGGATAAGGCAAAGAAAGTATGGACGAGTGATAAAGTACTTGTGCAAGTTACTGGAACCTGTCTTATACCTGGTGATATTGCACCGTCATTTTCTAATTTGGCTAGTGGTGTTGTGACTATATTTGGAAATAAGAGAAAAATAGTTTTAGGAACTAAAGCTAGAAATCCAGACGGAACAGTCAACTACACACAATTGGAGTTAGAATAATGAAATATGTTAGTTCTGTTTTCACTATAAATGACAGTGCTTTAAAAGAAATTTCTGAACAAGCAATACGTGCTTTAGAATTGACAGGTGATTATGTATTAGGTGAAGTTGTAGATGCTCAGGTTGTACCTTTCGGGGACTCTTTCGAAAGAGGAGGAGATACTCATCAAGGTGGAACTTTACAAGATAGTGGTTATGTCAATAAGCAACAATCGGCAGAAGGAAGTGTTTTTATTTCTTTTAACACGCCTTACGCAAGACGTTTATATTTTCATCCAGAGTATAACTTTAGAACAACAGACAATCCAAATGCTAAAGGAAAATGGCTTGAAGATTGGGCAAAAGGTGGAAAATACGAAAAGGATGTTAAAAATGCATATGAATATTTCTTTAAACAGTAGGAGGCTAGTATGATCTATTTAAAAGATGTTAGCGACTGGTTAAAAAGCTTTGATTTGAAATTTAATTACTACTATATAGGATTCTTAGATTCCAAAAAAGAAAAGTCACTAGGAATATACAATCTCAAAAGAGAAAGTAGACCTATAATAGCTATAGGCGGTAAGGAAAATACATCATATAACGTCAAAAAGATAAGTCTTCTTGTTCATTATACAAATGAGACAGATACAACAGAAGAAATTGCTAATGAATTATTTGAAAAGATAATGGATAGCAATCCTAATAGAATAGGAGACCATGATATACATTTTATAGGCATGCTATCAAACGAAGCTATAGATGTAGGAAGAGATGCAAATGGTATATGTGAATATGTTATAGAATTTGAAATATATTATAAAAAATAGGAGGATAAATTATGGCAACAAAATCAGGAGTATATCCATGTTATGAAAATCAGTTCCAAATTGATACATCAAGTTCAGGAACTGCATCAATGAAATCAATTGCAGATTGTGAAACTTTCTCTGTTTCTTTTGACAATGGTGTTGAAGAATGGACACCATTTGATGCAGAGGGATGGAAAAGAAGATTAATGACAGCTAAATCAGTAACTATTTCTGTCACAGCAAAACGTAATGTTGGTGATTCAGGAAATGATGCAATTGCTGAATTAGCATGGAAAAACGGAAGAAACGTTGAAAAAGATTTTCAATGGACGTTCCCAGATGGAACTGTTGTTAAATTTGATGGTGCTATCATCAATGTAAAAAATGTTGGTTCAGGAGATTCAACAGCTGTAGCACCATTGGAATTTGATGTTATGAGCAACGGAAAACCAACAGTTACAGCATCAGCTTAGTAGAGGGCATACAAGCCCTCTTTTATTTTATATTTTAGAAGGAGCGTAAATTAATGGCAAGACATATAGATTTAACAAGCAAATTAAGCAATGAAAGACCTACTATTCAAATTGGTGAAAAAGTCTATGAAGTCAATGATGAAAAATCAAATATTTTATCAATGAATAGTATGCTAAATAACTTTGAAGGCGATGAAATTGAGATGGTTGACGCAATAATTGAAAAATTAGTCGGGAAAAAAGCATTTAAAGAAATCAATGCTTTGAAATTAAGTATTCTTGATTATAAAACAATAGCTTTTGCGTTGATTGCGTGCGTTGGAGATGAAGAAATCGAGGAAGTTGAAGAACGATTTCAAAAATCAAACCAAGGATAATGTTGATTATTACTATGATATGGAAGAAGATTGGCCACTTATTGAAGCCAGCTTTTTAAAACAATACGGCATTCGTTTACGTGCTATAAATGATATGCCATATGATGAATTCTGTTCATATCTTATTGGAATTATGCCTGACACACCTTTAGGTAATATAGTTCGAATAAGAAGTGAAACAGATAAAGATATAATAGCCAATTTCACAGATGATCAACGAAAAATAAGAAATGAATGGTTGGGAAAATTAGCTAAAAACAAGACTAAGGATGATACACAAGCGTTCTTAAACAGCATATTGCAATCATTCAAAGAATTAGCAGGGGAAGGAGGGTAATCTATGGCAAATGTTGGAGATATTATATTAGGGTTACATATAAACGATAGTAATTTCCAATCGGAATTAAAAGCAAGCGGAAATAAAGGAGCTAAAAGTCTAGAAGGTACTTTTAGTAAAACCTTTAGTAATATTGCGAAAATGGCAGCAGCCGCCTTTTCTGTTAAAGCAATTTCAGGATTCGTAAGCGAATGTTTAGAATTAGGATCTGATTTAGCAGAGGTACAAAACGTAGTTGATACTGCCTTTCCTAATATGTCAGCGCAAGCGGACGCATTCGCTAAAAGTGCTATGGAATCTTTTGGCCTAAGTGAAACAGTAGCTAAAAGATATATGGGTACTTTTGGTGCTATGGCCAGCGCCTTTGGTTATAATGAGCAACAAGCATATGAAATGAGTGAAACATTAACAGGTTTAGTCGGTGATGTTGCATCATTTTATAACTTGGATTCTGATGAAGCTTATACAAAATTAAAAAGTGTATTCACTGGTGAAACAGAGTCATTAAAAGATTTAGGGGTTGTTATGACTCAAACATCACTAGATTCATACGCACTAGCTAATGGTTTTGGAAAGACAACAGACAAAATGACGGAGCAAGAAAAAGTAGCTCTTAGAATGGCTTTTGTTACGGATCAACTAAGTATGGCAAGTGGTGACTTCGTTAAAACTCAAGATAGTTGGGCAAATCAAACTAGAATATTATCATTGAGAATGGATAGTTTAAAAGCAAGTCTAGGTAAAGGCTTTATAGCAATCTTCACACCAATTATAAAATACATAAACTTGGTTTTATCTAAATTGCAAGTGTTGGCTGATAGTTTTGGAAATTTGATGGAATTTTTAACAGGAAAAAAACAGTCAAACAGCAATAACAATGTAAGCAATGTTTCAGATGATTTAACTACTGCATCAGACAGTGCAGACAATTTAAGCTCTAACTTGGATAATGCAGGAACAAGCGGTGAAGAAGCTGCTAAAAAGATAAACAAAGCTTTTGCAGGTGTAGACACAATTAATAAGTTAAGTTTTAGTTCTGATACGAGCGATAGCAGTAATAACAATGCTGATACTAGTGCTCAAACATCATCTAGTGCTGTTAAATTTTCGGATAATACAGATGAAACAACGGTATTTTCAAAACAAGTATCGGGATTAGTAGACGAGCTAAAAAAATTAAAAGATTTATTTAAAGAAGGATTTGAAATAGGTTTTGGAAACTCATTTACTAATATTGAAAAAATTAAGACCGCTATTTCTAATATAGGAACAAGTTTAAAAAATATTTTCACAGATGAAGATGTTGTAAATGCTGCAAAAACATGGGTAGAAACAACAGCTAAAACTTTAGGTGAGGTAACAGGTTCTATTGCTTCCATAGGAGTGACAATAGCAACGTTATTAGTAGGTAGTGTTTCAAAATATTTGAGCGACAATGAAGAAAAAATAAAAGGATATATCATCAAGTGGTTTGATATAGACTCGAAGAGGAGCGAAATTATAGGAAACTTCAGTACAGCACTTGCAGATATTGTAAGTGTTTTTTCAGGTGATACAGCCATTAGCATTGGTTCTAACTTAATAGGAATTATAGTTAATAGTGCTTCTAATTCGTTTTTGTTATTAAAACAATTAGGTACTGATATATTAGATGTAATAACAGCTCCAATTATTGATAACAAAGATAAAATTAAAACAGCTATTGAGAATACACTTAGTCCAATTAATACAGTATTAGGGACTATAAAAGATACTCTAGATAAAACTTGGGAAAAAATTTGGGATGTATATGATAAAAATCTATCTCCTTTGTTTGAAAGTCTAAAAACAGGGTTGAGTGATATTGTAAGTACATTACTAGATGGGTACAACACTTATGTTTCACCTGTACTAGACAAATTATCAAAAAAATTTAAAGATGTAATACAAGATAAAGTACAGCCTATGATTGATAGTTTTTTAGATGCAACTGGAAGTATCTGTGATTTATTGAAGTCTCTTTGGGATAATATATTACAACCATTATTTAAATGGGTTGCAGAAAATATTATGCCAATTATCGCAGATATAGTTGAAGCAATCGGCGAAAGTTTTTTAGATGCTATTTCAGATGTGAGTGATTTCTTAAAAGGATTGTTCGATATTATTAAAACAGGTGCAGACGTTCTTACTGATGTGATAGATGGATTTGGTGATTTTGTTGAATGGATTGGCAAATTGCCAAGTAATGTATCAATGACATTCAGTGCTGTAAAAGATGCAGCGTTTGATACAATCCAAGGTGCATGGAACTCAATAAAAGATAGCACTGTAGTTAAAACATTGAATGCGATTAAGGATAAAGCACTTGATACCGTAAAGGGTGTATGGGATGCAATACAGCCAAGTAATGTGGCCAAAACACTTAGTGCTGCAAAAGATAAAGCTTTCGATACTGTAAAAGGTATTTGGGATAATGTAGTTCCTTCTAATGTTAAAAAGACATTAGAAATGGCAAAAGATAACGCATTTAATAATATGAAAGATATATGGGATGCGGTTCAAACTGGAAGTGTAAAAAAGACATTAAGTGTTGTTAAAGATAAGCTTTTTAGTGGTGTTCAAAAAGTGTGGGATGAAATAGTACCAGAAAATGTTAAAAAGACATTAGATGCTGCAAAAGCAAAAACATTTAATAATGTAAAAAAAGTATGGGATGCAGTAAAAAGTGCTAGTGTAACTAAAAAATTGAGTGCTGTAAAACAAAAAGGATTTGATAACGCTAGTAAAGCGTGGGATTCTTTAAAAAGTAAAGCGTTAAGCTTAAGCCTTAAATTTGCAACAAAGGTTGAAAATATGAAAAAATTTATCAATTCAATCATTGATTCAATCAATAAAAATGTTGTAGCTAAATTATACATTAAAATTTCTGACAAGATTCCATTCATTGGAGGACATAAGATAGGGCCACCAGCTAATATTCCACACCTAGCTAATGGGGGTTATATCGGTGTTAATCAACCAACTCTAGCCATGATCGGTGATAATAGACATTATGGCGAAATCGTTGCTCCTGAAAACAAAATGATTGATATGATTAATACAGCTTTACAAATGCAAAAAGAACAAGAAAATGTAGAGGGTGTAGATACAATTATTACATTAATACGTGAGCTTATAGATTTAGTAAAGAATATGGTATTAACAGTTGATGTAGATGTAAAGAAATTATCTGTTTTATTAGAAAATGCAAAAAAAGAAAGACAAATGTTAGGAGGTTAAAATATGGCTTATACACAATTGTTATATATAAATGATTATGCAGTACCTAATTTAACTTCCTATGATGATCTTTTATCTGAGCAGGATGGAGAAAACAGCGGACGTACACCAACTCTTAAAATGAACAGAGATATTCTAGGAAGGATTGCAAGTATAACTGCAAAGGTTGAATTTGTTGATAGAGCAACAGGGCAAAAGATATTAAATATATTAAAAAAGCACAATATTACCGTTAAATTTCTTAACAGTGAGACAGGCAACTATAGTACAATTAGTTGCTATTGCGTTGATCCAAAAAAAGAATTAGCAGTTGGTTTGATGAGTTATTATAAGTATATCGAGTTCACACTTAATTCTAATAGTAAATTTGATTAAGGGAGGTTGGACGCAGTGTATGATGTAAGTGATGAATTTAAAAAATCAGTAGTAGAAAATGCTAGAAGAATATATGCGTATATAAAACTAGATGATAACACAGAGTATGAACTAAAGACATGTTCTTTTGATGATAATTCATACAGTACAGATACAGATTCGTTTATAGGTACTTTTATTGCTAAAAGCGGGACTATTAAGTTCAACGTTGAAGATAATGTTGAAGATAATATAGAATTAGAAAATAAGTCTTTTAATTTATATTTTGGCATTCAGCTAGAAAATGAAGAAATTGAATATGTTCCAATGGGACATATGAATGTTTATGAAAAAATTAGCGATACTGAATATAAATTTATGGATGATAAAATGTTCTTTAATGTTGATTTTGATATTTCTGCAATAACGTATCCAACCACTCCATTAAAAGTTATAAAAGCTGTGTGTAATCAGGTAGGAATTCCTCTTTTAAATGATGATTTTCCTAATAGCAATTTGGAGATAAATGAAGAGATAGATTTTGGTGAAAGTGTGAAATGCACAGATATAGTAATTGCGGTTGCTCAAGCAAGTTGTAATTTTGCACACATAGCTAGAAGCAATGAATTAGAATTGCGTTGGTTTAAAAAAGTAGAGTTTGAATGTAGTATTGATAATCAATACTCGTTTCCTACCACAGAAGTTGAGTATGGTCCTATCAATTCGTTAGTATTATCTAGAGAACCTCAAGAAGATAATATATATATAAGTGATGAAGAATCTATTGAAGTAAATGGATTGACTGAGTTAAAAATATCAGACAATCCATTTTTAGATTATAATAGAGAAGTTTCAAAAACTGAGGTATGGGATAGAATCAATGGTTTTTCATATACACCTTTTACAGCTAGTGTTCAAGGGCAATTTCATCTTGATGCAGGTGATATAATATCTATACAATTGAAAGATGAAAGTTATATAGATGTTCCAATTCTAAATCACACTTTAGAATATAGTGGAGGTATAAAAAGCACATTAACGGCTATAGCTCTTACAAAGAATCAGATTGATTATTCGGCTGCTGCAACAGATGAAGAAAAAGCAATAAAGCAAACTTCATTAAAAGTTGATAAACAAGGACAACTAATAGATGGAATTATAGAAAATCAAGAAGAACAAGAAAATACTATTTCTGAATTTAAAGTTGGATTAGATGGTATTAATACTTTAGTACAGAATACCAGAACAGAAGTAAATAAGGTTACTGAGCAGATTTCTCAAATAAACCAATTGCTTGATAGTATTGAAATGCGAGTACAGAAGGTAGCAAATAAAACTGAGTATATGAGCGGTGAAAGCATTGAAGAATATTCAGTCACTTCAGCACCTAATTTAAAAGCATATCCAACAACATTGTTTTATACATATGATGTATGCTCTACTGCATTGAAATGTTCTGATAAATTGATATGTGGTTACAACGATTTTAAAAGACATGAAGGAGAGTTGGCAAAAGATACTGTAAATAATTTATTTTACGTATTTGAAAAAAATACAGATACAGATGAATATGAATGGAGAGAGATTGATTCTAATGAATATTTAGAATTGCTTCCTGCTTATTCAATGATAAGAATAACTAAAGATTTTGTAGAAATATATGCAATGCTAAATAATAAATTAGGATGTATTAATATTTCACCTGATGGTGTTAAAGCTAGTAAGTTATATTGCTGTTAAGGAGGTAAGATATGGCATATGAAAAGACAGAATGGGTAAGTGAAGAAACAGAATTATCCGCAGAAAATATGAATCATATTGAAGGTGGCATTAAAGAAAATAATGATTTAATTTTGTTATTTAATGATTTGCTCAATAACGCATTATTTATCGCAGACCCAACAGAAACAATAAATGAAATTCAAAATATCCTAAATAGTGAAAGTGAGGAATAAAAATGTTAAAAGTAAATTGTGAGGTGGTTACATGGCACTAAATATATATGATAAAAATAATTTATACAAGTTGGTCGAAACCAAAGATATTGAGAAAAATATTAATGTAACAGAAAGTTTATCAGCAGGTTTAAACGTTTACACGGGTAGCAAAACAAAAAGTAATGATGGTAAAATGGGTGCAGTATTATCTAGCACGGGGAACCTACATTTAACATCAACAACTGATAATTCACCAGGTATTTATTTTTATAGAAGTTTATCAACGTCAGCTACTCATACAATTTTAGCTTTATCAGATAGCTTTCAATTTAGTAAGGGAATTACTACCAATGGTAATATCTCATCTCATAGTCTTAATGTACTTACTAAGGTTGTATCAGTATCACAAGACAACATAACTGTCACAAAAGGTTCGAGTTCAACGGTAACAATTTCTGTTGATGAAGCAAATTGGACTCCAATCGGAGCAATATGTTGTCATATAACAAATGCTACATCTAATGGCACATTAGCCTCAAATTGTAATGCCTATGGTTACTATTCAACGAATACAAGTGCAGTTGCTAATATTCATAATTTTAATAGTAGTACTGACGCTAAAATTAAAGTGACTATGTATGTTCTAATGAGATATAGTGGATAAAAATGGAGGAAATATTTTGTGAAATTAAAGAACATTCAAATATTTTATGCAAGAGAGATATTAGATAAAATCAAAGATTCAGAATTACCTGTAAAAATTGCATATAAATTAGCTAAAATTATCAATAAAATAGATGAACAATATTTACTTATTGATAATCAAAGAAATACGTTGGTTAAAAAATATGGAAAAGAAGAAAACGGACAGATTTATGTGCAAAAAGATGATACGGATAACTTTGATAAATTTTTAGAAGATTTTAATGAACTTTTAGAAATAGAAGAGGACATTGAAGTTGAACAATTTTCTATTGATGATTTAGAGAAAGTTAATCTAAGTATCAATGAGCTTAATAGTATTGAATTTTTAATTAAGGAGGACTAATTATGAGTGAAATCACAAGTGCAATCATTAATGGTGCAGTCGTAATCTTAACAGCTGTATTCAGTTACATTGGATTGAAGATTAAATCCTATGTTGAAGAAAAAGCAAACACAGAAACTAAACGCAAAGTAGTAGAAACGACATGTCGCTATATTAACCAATTATATGAAGATTTAGACGGTGCAGACAAGTTAGAAAAAGCAAAGGAAAGTATCGTAGAACAATTGAACCAAAAAGACATTCCAATTACTGAACTTGAATTGAACGTATTGATTGAAAGTACGGTTAATTCTTTCAAGGAGTAGTTAAGTGGAATTCACAATTACATCTACTCAAATTTTGTGGTTATGTGGTTTTATAGGTTCGATTTGGGCAGTTTATAAAATAGTTAAAGAATTAAACCAACCTAAGAAAGAGTTGGAAGAAAAAGTTAAAAAACATGATGAACTTTTAGACAGAGATAACAACCGTCTAAAGGAAGTCGAAGAATCAAACAAGATTATTTGCAAGAGTATGTTAGTCTTAATCAATCATGAGATTACAGGCAACGGCATAGAAAAGATGAAACAAGCAAGAGATGAATTGCAGGAGTTTCTGATTGAAAAGTAAAGGAGGTTATTATGGACTTTACAGTTAAAAAGAAAGCAAAGCTAACTATAGGATATACAGGAGAAAATGAAGCAACAATAGTTCACTTTCTAGGTTTTGATACTTTAATAGATAGTTCTATCGTTTACCTAAGCATTGAATTAGATAATCCTATCTCTGTTCCATTAACCGATATGAGCTTAAAAATCGAAGGGTTCATGACGCAAGAAACAGGAACTTTCAATGCTCAGTTAGTAGAGGTTGGAACAGGAGATAATGAAAAGCTAGTGCATAAATCACCTGTATTTAGAGTCGTTATTCAAGAGTCGGTCACGTTCAATGAGGATACGGAGATTGACTCTCCGACCCTCGATTTAGAATACGCTAAACTACGAGCACTATATAATGAAATTCAAGAAAAACTAGCAAATGGTGAGCTTGTCGGCGAAAAAGGCGAACAAGGTGAACGTGGATTTTCTAACTATGAATTAGCAGTACAGAACGGCTTTGAAGGTACAGAAGAAGAATATTTAAAAAGTTTAGAATATACACACTCAGAAGAATATCAAACGTTGTCTAATAAAATGGATAACACTTATGATAAGTCAGTTAAAGTTTCAAGTGAGTTTGACGATAAAGCAGAAAAATTTAATGCTGACTATGTTAGCAAAGTTAATGATTTTAATACTTTGAATGATGATTTAACTAAAGATTTTAATGATAATTATGATAGTAAAAAAGCAAGTGTTGATGAAGTTAAAGATGAAGTTGATAAGGCAAAAGAAGATATTCAAGATAGCATAGATGATGTGGCTCAAGAGGCTACTGCTCAAGATATTTTAGATAAATTTAACGAATTAAATGAAATGGTGAGAACAATTTCCGAGAATAGTCAAAACGCTGATAGCCTTAATGGCTTTGGTTTTGAATTATTAGATGATGGTTCAGTAATGCTAACTTATACAGAAGAAGAAACAGAAGAACAAACAGGAGTTATCTTGCCGACGGAAACAACGTTACAAAAAGTTTTAAATGCTACAGGTGGCATTAGAGACTCAGTTTTAGAAATTGCTACTAGCGAGGAGGAATAGAATGGCTAATTTAAATATTTTTAAAGAAGAAACATTGCAGAAGATAGCTGATAATTTAAACGAGACTAACGTTTATTTAAAGTCTATTGCAAGCGGAAAGAAATTCGACATTACAACAATGGAAAGCATTGTAAATGTGGTGCAAGCTGGGATTGCTCAAAAATATTTGAGTGTTGGCGACCAAATTATAGTACCTTATACATATAATGGTACAGTTTATGATTTTGTATGGGATATAGTCGATTTCCAAGATATTGAAGATGAACATGGAGAAATCAAAAATGCTATGCAGTTACAGGCACATTATTTAACACCAGAAAGTGTTCAGTTTGATAGAGAAGAACAAGAAGTTGCAACTGAAACTACGTTCCAAGAAGGATTGACTTACTATACTAAAAATGATGATGGAGGTATTACAATTCAAAATGTTACAGTTGGTGATACGATACCAACAGACACAACTTATTATCATAATGCTATTAGAGATACTACAACTAATATGTATAGATATGGTTACAACAGATGGAGTCATAGTGCATTTAGACAGTGGTTGAATAGTGCAGAAGACAAAGGCAATTGGTGGAAGGCTCAACACATAGGAGATGTCGCACCTAGTCAATTAAATCAATATAAAGGGTTCTTAGCTGGTTTTGAAGATGATTTCTTGCAATACATAAAGCCTTTTAAAGTTGTTACAGCATGTAATACAGTTACAGATGGCGGAGTCTATGATGTGACTTATGACAGATTTATCTTGCCATCTTTGGAACAAATTTATGTTAATCCTCAAGCAGCTGATGAAGGGGAAACATTTGAATATTGGAAAGAGGCATTTCCGAATAATAGTGCTCCTAATGCACAGTACAGTACAAATTCAGAATACATAAAGTATGGAATTGAAAACAAGAATAATGCTCAAACTTGGCGCTTACGCTCTGCTTACCGTGGTAGTTCTAGCTATTCATGGTACGTGTATACTGGTGGTGTGAGCTACGGCGGCGCTTTCAACTCTTATCGTGCCGCCCCCGTTTGCTCAATTTTTTAACATCTGTGATAATCGCAGGTGAATCCCTTCACCTGCTTAGGAAAATTTTATTGAAAAGGAGTTTTATGGGATGACTGTACCCGTTAATAAAAGAAAAGAAAGTAAATTGAAAGTCAGTATAGCTACTGAAACTCTATTAAGGCATACAGCTGATTGTGTTAGTAATAAAAATAAATTTCCTGATGCGTTTTACGACATCATCACGAAAGATATAGTGTCATTAGCAAAGGCAATACATCTAAAATGTAAACATGCTAATGATATAAGGGTTACGAATGTAACAAATAAAAATGAACGCATAAGATTACAAGAAGAAGCAATAAAGCATTGTGATGAATTTTATAAAGGATTATGGGAGGAACAGTAATTATGATATTTAAAAGAAGTAATTTATCAGTGGCAGAAAGAATTATGCTAGAAAGATTAAATGCAGAAAATGAAAATCTAAAAAAAGAAGCTGAAAAATTGCAGGCTAATTTAGATTATATATCCATGATGTCAGATATCGAATTGGAGGATATTGAAGATGAATGCTAAATTTGAAAAAGTTAAAAACTACTATGATAAAAAACTTTGGAATGAAGCTATGGTAAAAAATGCCGTAGCAAAAGGTTGGATAAGTGAAGAAGAGTTCAAAGAAATCACAGGTGTTCTATACTCGAAATAGACTACCTAACAAGAGAGTAATTCCATTACCTGACAAGAATATTATAGAAAAGAATGTATGTATTGATGAATATGAAGATGATAATGGAATTGTATATGTATATATAGTTGAATATAAGGAGGAATAAAACTATGAGTTATACATTAAAAACTAATTTAGCAAATAAAAATAATTATGGAAGTAAAAGAGATACAAGTGATATTAAGTATATTGTCATTCATTATACAGGAAATGACGGTGATAGTGATGAAAATAACGGTAAGTATTTCAAGAACAATATTGTAAAAGCTAGTGCTCATTATTTTGTTGATAGTGACTCAGTAACACAATCAGTACCTGATAATTATATTGCTTATTCTGTTGGTGGCACTAAATATAACAATGATGGTGGTAAATATTATGGTAAGTGCAAGAATGCTAATTCTATCTCTATTGAATTATGTGATGATAATAAGAATGGTAAAGTATATCCATCAGATAAAACAATTGCTAATGCATTAGAATTAACAAAAGCACTAATGAAGAAATATGGAATTACACAAGCTAACGTTATTAGACATTATGATGTAACAGGTAAATCTTGCCCTGCTTACTGGTGTGGAACAACAGATAAAGACAAATTATGGAAAACTGCTTTCTATAATAAATTAGCTACTTCCAGCAGCACTACTACTAGCACATTTAAAGAATATAAAGTAAAAGTGACTGCTACAGAATTAAACGTTAGAAAAGAAGCAAGTGCTTCTAGTGCTAAAGTTACAACAATAAAAAAAGGTGATGTATATACTATTGTTGCCGAAAAAACTAACGGATCAACTAAATGGGGAAAATTAAAATCAGGTGCTGGTTGGATTTCATTGGCTTATGTTACTAAGGTGTAA